CGGCTGACTGGGCTGACCAATGCGGCGGGCGAGGCGCTGCCTGATGAGACGGACGATAGTTTTAGGGAGCGCATTGTGCTGGCGCCCGAGCGGTACAGCAATGCGGGATCGGTGGGGGCTTATCGCTATCACGCGCTGTCGGCACATCAGGATGTGATTGATGTGGCGGTGGTGTCGCCAACACCGGGTGTAGTCAATATTCACCCGCTAGTGCAGGCTGGCCTGCCCAGTGCTGCCATAAAGGCTGCTGTGCTTGCGGCTTGCAATGCTGACAGCGTGAGGCCCCTGACCGACCAGGTTAATGTGATTGACCCGGTGATTGTGGATTACGCGATTGAGGCCCAGATTACTTTGTACAGCACGGCTGATGCGGTGCTGGCGCTTGCCGAGGCACAAAAGGCTGCTGAGGCCTACCGTGCCCGACAGCAAGCACGGCTTGGCAGAGACATTGTGCGCACTCAAATTATTGAGGTGCTGCATGGCTATGGGGTGTATTCGGTGGCATTGGTACAGCCGGTAGCCGACCAAGTGCTGGCTGATGAGTGCTGGGCGCGGTGCACGGGTGTGTCAATCACTGTGGCCGCAACGGCTCAGGGCTGATGAGGGAGTATGAGCATGGCCGAACTGATTAAGCCTTCACTCTTGGCACCACCCCTGCGGCGTGACCTAAATATGCGAGCTTTGGAGACGCTGGGGGCTCGTGTGTCGGGGTTTGATTTAGGGCCTGTACTGCTTTACGACTTTGATCATGTGGATCAATCTGTGCTGATTTATTTGGCCGAGCAATTTAATATGCTGGGCGACGCGGGCTGGGATATGGCCAATACAGAGGCCAAGAAACGCGCGCTGCTGAAAGAAGCCATTGCGCTGCACCGGATAAAGGGCACACCCTATGCCGTAAAGAGAGCGCTGGAGCTGCTGGGGGTGAATGCCAGCCTGACGGAGTGGTTTCAGACTCTACCCAAAGGCGCGCCCCATACCTTTACTGTAGATGCGCAGGTGACTGACCAGCCGGTGGGCACACCGGCTATTGATGCGGCCAGGACACAGCAGATTAAGCGGATGGTGACTTTTTGGAAGCCCGCCCGCAGTCACTTTAGCCTGAGGGTAGGACTAGGCATGAGCACCAAGCTACGCATGGCTTCAGTCTTCTCGGGCATGCACTGGTTGTCTACGTCTGGTGCCGTGTTGCCGCTCAATGTAGCGGCGTCCACCAGCATGCGCGCCGCCGCTTTGTTTAGCGGCGCTCAGCTGCTTGTCAGCAGCGGGAGTATTCAGTGACCCTATTTTTAACTATTGGTAACAAGCTATGAGCGTACCGCTTAGATTCAAAATTACGCAAGGTGGGCAAACTGCGGTTTGGAACGCCACACGGACTGGCCTCGCGCTAGAGCTGACTCATCTTCAACTGGGCAGCGGTAATCGTGCGCCTAGTGGCACCGAGACGGCTTTGCTGGCGCCGCAGCAGGCGGTGCCGATTGCCGCAGGTTTCTCGGTGACTCCAACCCAAATACGTATGGCGGGGGTATTTGGTGGCAGCCAGAGTTACGTGATCCGTGAGGCCAGTGCCTGGAACGGCCCGCCGGACGTGGCCGGATCTACGCTGGTGCTCTATTGGTCGCAAGAGAGTGGTGATCTGGCGGTTAAATCGCCCGGCGTCGATTTTATTTTTAGCCATGACATGGCGCTAGATGACGCCCTGCCTGCGGGGAGTTTGACCATTTTGGCAGACAACTCGCAAAGCGCAATGCTTGCCATGATGATGGCCCACGAGGCGGGCAGCAACCCCCACTCTCAATACTTAAAAAAATCTGACGTGTTACCAGCTATGCGCAGCAGATTGTATTTTTTTGGACAAATGTAAGAGGACACCATGAACGGAAAACTAGGAAGCAAGCGGCTGGCGATTAATACGCCTGAGCTGATTTACACAGTGCCTACAGCAGCGACGGCGACTGTAAACGTGAGCGTGTGCAATTGCGCGAACACGAATGTGGCGATACGAATTGCCATATCGACAGGCAGCACACCAGTGGATGCGGATTGGATTGAATACGACGCTGCGGTGAGCGGCAACGGTGGCATTGAGAGAGCGGGCTTAGTGCTATCGGCGGGAGAAAAAGTATTTGTGCAGGCCAACAGTGCGAGCGTGTCTGCCCGCGTGCATGGCTTTGAAGAGGGGGCTGTGTAATGGCTAGAAATATATGGTCTGGGTCTGCTTCGGGATCTGGTGGTGGCGGTGCACCACTGCGAATAGTGAAGCTGACGTCGGGCGCAGGGCTATTTGTGCCGCTTGTTGATAACTCTCGCTGCAAAGTTTTTTTGCAGGGCGGGGGTGCCGGAGGCGGATCAGGTGCTGTTGGTTATGGCGGAGCTGTCGGTGGATATGGGGGCGGCGCTGGAGCTATGGTGCCGCTTGAGCTTTTAGTGCCTTTGGCTGGCCTTCCTTATATCGTAGGAGCTGGTGGAACAGGTGGGCTCGGGGGCTACGCAAGCGCAGGTACTCAGCAGCTTGGAGGGCTTGGAGGGGGGGCGACTTCACTTGGTCGATATAGAGCTGAAGGTGCTGTAGAACGAGACGGCGCATATGTATCTCGTTCAGGTGTAAGCCTAGCACTAAATGCTCAAACAGGGGGAATTTCTGGCGCATCACCTAATTCTGGTTCTATAGGCTATTCAGGGGGATCTGGCGGCAGTATGTACGGAACTCGTGGAGGAGCCTTAAATGATTCAAGTGCTCTGACTAATGCTTACAAAATGGGTTCCGGCCTCGGAGGGGTTGGAACGGATGGTGTTTATTACCCTGGCGGCGGGGGAGGCGACAGCTATTTTGGTAATGGTGGCAAAGGCGGTAACGGCGTTACGGCGACAAGCGGAGCTAATGCTACTGGCTATGGGGCTGGCGGCGGCGGTGGTGGTTCAGGCAATACTGGCACTTGTAAAGGCGGAGACGGTGGCAGTGGCTACATCGAAATTTGGGAGTTTGGAGCATGACTATGACTAGATACGCGCAAGTTGACCAAGCTGGGTTGGTCACTAATGTTATTGAATGTGAAGCTGGCTGGGTGCAGCCAGAGTCAATGGGTGAATGGATTGAGTGTGGTGCTGTTGGGCCTGGGTGGTCATACGACGGGCAGCAGTTTGCGCCGCCTAAAGAGCCTGAGCCTGCCGCAGGCTCGCGCAAGATATTGGCTGGGGCGTTTAGGCTGAGGTTTAACTTTAAAGAGCGCGTAGCGATTGAGCGCGCTTGTGTGATTGACCCTGCTGCCAGCGCAGATGTGCAGCAGGCGCAGGCTACCGTAAAAACCTTTTATGCTGATTTGCTGAGCCAGCGTACGCTTGACTTGGATAGCGCAGGAGTGGCTCGCGGATGTGCGCTGCTAGATAGCCTGCATCTGCTCGAAGCTGATTGGCATGACCGCATCATTAAGCCTGATGCAACTAATCAAGAGCTTGCATAAGGTGCTGTTATGGATCGCCTACGTGTGATTTTTTTAACCGTGCTTTGCTGGCTGCTTGCGCCTTTGCTGCTGTTAGGCCAGGCATTGTGCGCTTTGGTGGGCAATAAAGACCGTGCGCGGCGGGTAGCGCTGGGGGTCGACCAGTCCTTTAATGCGCTGCTTGGCGGCAGCGAGGACGAAACCATGAGCAGCCGAATAGGCCGTGGCGCGCGTGATGGCGAAGGCTTGGCTTTGACGCTGGCCCCGGTGGTGGACGCTTTGTTTGGCAAGAATCATTGTGCCGAGTCGATTGAAAGGATTGAGCATGACTAATAAAAACCATAGCACTGTGGCTAAGGCGCAAGCTGCTGAGCGCTTGGCCGAGGCTAAGCGCCGGGCAGCTTTGATTGAGACGGCGGACATTGCCACTCTGATGGGCTTGTTTGCCGAGGAGCGCGAGGTGCAGATGATGCGCACCTTGGGTGAGACCCTTTGCGAGCTGGGTAAGGGCTTGCGGCATGGGGTGACCGCTCAATTTGAGGCGTTGGCTAATGAGCAGGCTAAGGCTTATGCCAAGCAGCGCGCCCAATTGATTGCAGCGGAGATGGAAAACCGCAAAACGCGGGCTGTGTGGTTGGCAGACTTTAAGAAAACCACGCTGCACTGTGCTTTGCACGAGCCCGTGGCTGGGCATTGCTCGCACGATTGAATTTTTTTAATGTGAAGAAATAACCATGTTAGGAGTAATCCAAATGACAGATCAATTAATTGAAGCAGAAATCCAGGCTAAGGGGAAAACAGCTGCGCGTGTCACTCCTGCTGATATTGAGGCGAACATTGGCAGCGAATGGTATTTCACAGCTGCTGAGGGGGCTATTGCTCATCATAATTTGGATCAAGCACATCAAAATGCTGCGGTGATTCCGGTTGGAACCTTGGGGTGTTTAACTTTTTGCGTTTTGGAGTTACGCAACGGCTTCACCGTCACCGGCGAGAGCGCCTGCGCCAGCCCCGAGAATTTTGATGCTGAAATTGGCCGCAAGATTGCTCGCCAAAACGCGGTGCAGAAGATATGGCCACTGATGGGCTATGAGCTGCGCAGCCGATTAAGCCCAGGCGCTGCGTAAAAAAAGACAAGGCGAGTGGAGTCGGTGCGCTAACACCTGCTCCACCCGTCTCCGCCGTAACTGGACGGCTTTGACCAAGACCTTGCCACCTGTACAGGCGAGGCTGATTGTAGAAGCCATGAATGATGTGAGATGCGGCGACTGCCGCCGCAAGCTGGCCGTGGGGGTGTTTACCCGCCTAGCCATTAAATGCCCCCGCTGCGGGGTGTTGAACAGTTTTACAGAGCGCCGGGGCGATTGGCCCCAAGGTGCGCCAACCCCGGAGCGCCATGAGCGTCAAAGCCTGAAAGGCACTGACCATGAGCGACAAACCAAAGAAGCTAAGCCCCTTTAGGGGGGAGCCTAAAAGCCCTATTGCTTGGGTGGGCGGCAAGAGCCAGCTCACCCGCACGATCATTCCGCTGATACCTGAGCACACTTGCTATGTAGAGGTGTTTGCCGGGGCGGCTTGGGTGCTGTTTCGCAAGCCCGAATCGAAAGCTGAGATCATCAACGACATTAATTTGGACTTGGTGACTCTGTATAGGGTGCTGCAAAACCACAAGCAGGCGTTTGTTGATTATTTTGAGCATTGGTTGGTTTCGCGATCGGACTTTGAGCGGTTGCGGGGCGTCGATCCGGCAACGCTGACGGATATTCAGCGGGCGGCGCGGTTCTTTTACCTAGTAAAAACGAGTTTTGGAGCCAAGATGGTGAAGCCCACCTTTGGTGTGGCCAGGACAACCGGGCCAAGGCTGAACCTGCTGACGCTGGACGCTGATTTAGAGGTGGTGCGCCAGCGGCTGGCGCGGGTGTACATTGAAAACCGCCCTTATGTAGACCTGATTCGGCTGCACGATACGCCTAAGACCTTCTTCTATTTGGACC